ATTGCTTAACGTACCAGCGTCAATGAGCTGCCTAATAAGAGATGTGCCGGCTCGGGCATAGCCACCAATAAGATGTATGAAACCAAAGCCATAAGCACCAAAGCCGGGTACATAATCGTACTGAACAAAGTGCTGGCGCTTAATACACTTTTCATCATCCTCAGCCCAGTTGCGGTAGATTGACAAAATCTTATTAGTGCCAACATCAATCGTAATGATGTACGGTAAAGCAATACCATCTTCATCCTCATAGCCCGGTAAATCATAGTCAACTTGTATTTCATAAATCTGATAACGGTCATCGTCTGTTACCGAATAACCCTGCTCATCGGCTTTCTTCTTCTCTACGTCTGTATGTAGATTACTAGGTTCACCTAAATCAATATCACGGTAAAAACCAGCTACCTGTAATTTTCTAATCTCATTCTTAGACTTACGCATAATGTGCGTAACACGCTCAGCTGTACGAGAACCACTAGAGCCATAAGGAATAATAATGTCCTCTGCCGGCGCATACACAGCTGTCTGGCGGCCAAGACTTGGATCATAATAAACTTTCTTAAAAGCAGATCCAGCTAACCCCAAGTTAAACAACAAACGCTCATGCTCAGGACGATACTCAGGCATCTCCTCAGTTAACTTGTAATTCATGTCCTCCTGAACACGCGCAGCCGCTTCAGTCTTAAGACGATCAATCGCACCAATAATTTCCGTCTTAACAGGACCAGCCGCAGGGAACGTTTCAATAATCGTTTCACTCTGGAATCTGACCGCCGCTTCAGTAAGAATAGTAGAGAAAACTCCACAGGCTCCATTCCATGGCTCTGTTCTCTCCTCATACTTCATCCCCAAAACATCTAGACCCTTAACATACATCTCCACCCAATCTTTTCTGGATGTGATGTCACCAGACACCTCTTCAATCAAATCAGATCCCAGCGTAGCCAATACACTGTCATCTAAATACTCAGCCAAATTAGAATCAAATTCATCTTCATTCTCACCACTAGGTGATAGATCAATCTCAATCCCGTCTATATTAATAGACATGCTTTCAGGATCTTCAACTTCTATTTCTACCTCTGGACCAGCCATAATGCCCTGCGGCATTTCATATAAAGATTTTTCCATGTGAGCCTCAATAGTAACTTTGCTTTTTTCTAAAGCCAATTAGATCTTCACGCTCGTCTGTATCAAGCCGCAAAAATCCACCCTGTCTGAAACGAATCAACCCCTGCACACAAGCATCAACCAAGTCATCGTGGTCAGCATTCGGAAACGCCGCCATCTGCTCAACCAGCTCGTGCGCCCACCTCGTATCAGGTGCCCATACTTTACCCGACTTGAACAAATCAGTCACTGAATTCAATCGCACAAACTTATCATTACCCCTAGACGGCGTGTACTCACTCACAACAATACCCATCCGCCTCAACTCAAATATCAACGGCGCCCCAGCAGCCTTCGCCTCAACCACAAAAGCATCAGGCTCCCAATCCTTATAGTGATTAAATGCCTTCTCCTTCAACTCAGGAAACTCCATCCTCTTTTGAAAAGCATCCAACAAAATAATATTCACATCCTCCGGGTTCTCATTCAAATGAAATACCCCCAAAGTCACACACGCCGAATAGTCCGATCTCTCATTCTTCGTAAACGCCGTATCCCAACTCTGAATAATAAATTCACACCTAGGAGGATCCTCCTTCTCCCATATCTTCCACCACTCCCGCTTAACCAACGCACCCTCTTCTCCCGTAGGGTTCTGCTGATACTGCGCATTCCACTTACTAGGAGGCAACTCATCCCTCAACGCCTCCAACTCCTCTAAGCTCCAGAACTCCGGCCATAAAGGCTTACCACTAGGCATGATCGCAGGCAGCTCTATCAACTCCCACTCCTCACCCTTGTCCCTACTAGCTGCATCCTTGATGATCCTACCAGTCAGGTCCTTCTCCGACCAGCGAGTCATCACTACAACAATAGCCCCACCCGGCTGTAATCGCTGCCTAGGTCCAGACGTATACCACTCATAAACCTTATCAAAAACCGTAGGATCCCCCTGCGCTAAAGCAGCCTCCTGCTCCGAATGAGGATCATCAATAATCAATAAATCCGCACCCTTACCCGTCACCGTACCCTCAACACCAATAGCAAAATATTCCCCACCCCCGCTAGTAGCCCACCTACCCGCAGCCTTACTATCTTGCCTCAAACTAACATTAGGAAACACCTTAGCGTACTGCTCCGAATCCACCAAGTTCCTAACTTTCCTACCAAACCCCACCGCTAAATCCGCCGTGTTCGAACACTGAATCACCTTCTTATTAGGAAACTTCCCCAAAAACCACGACGGCAACAAATAACTCGCAAACTCCGACTTAGTATGCCGAGGAGCCATATTGATAATCAACCTCTTAATCTTCCCACTCGCTATATCCTCAAACTTCTTAGCCATCACCGCATGGTGCCTACCACCAACAAACCCCGGCCACATCGTCTTGATGTACTCCATAAAATGCGCCTGCGACTTCTCCCGCACTATCGCACTCTTATACTCCTCAACCTCAGCCAAGAACAAATCCCTCTCGTTCTCAGGCAAACTATCAATCAATTTCTCTAAGCTCACTCTAGATTCCTAAAGTTGATATACACCGGCCTAATCGTCCTACCTTGTCGGTCAACCTTCTTTATAACACCTATATTCACAAGCCGCTTAATTATTTTTGAAGTATTTGACATGCTCATCTTCCCCCTCTGATGCGCTATATCCCTTAAAGACGGGCTAAACCCATACCTCTTCCACCACTCATCAATAATCAAAAACACTTCCTTCTGCACCGGCGTCATCTCTACCTCCATACACTCTTCATACGTCTTATCACTCCTACGAGCCACCATCTTCTTATTGATCTGAACCCTCATCTCTCCTCCTTGCAGAATTATTTAAATAATTCTACGCAGCAAACATCACCGCAGAAACATTTAAATATTTCTAGAAAATTTTTTGCAGAATTATTTAAATAATTCTACCGGGGGTCTTCCTCTATACAAGGGGGTGGGGTCTCACCATCCAATTTTTCAATAGGGTGGGGGTCCAATTCCTCTTGGGTTCGTTCGGGTGGAATAGTATGTAATAGACTTTGGGACTCCGATGCGTCGTTTGGGGGGGTCGGGAGTGGGTGGGGTTCGCCTGCCAACTCTCTCAATAGGGTGTCCGCCTCTACGACTGTCGCATCCTCCGCGCCCGCGTTCAGCATCGCCCGCAACTGCCCCATGATCTTGGCCTTGGTGTCCTCGCTCGACCTGATCGTCCTGATCTCCTTGCGCTCCGTGAATGCCGCCACCTCTGTGACTGTGCCCAAGACCTTAGCCGCTTGCACCTTAGTGGCTTGCTTGGCCTCCGGGTCAATTACGACCTGAACAAGGGATTGGATTACCAACTCCCTTAAAGCCGCAGGGGTGCGATGTTTAGCCGCCTCAATTGCCAGCTTGTAAGCCTCCACCTCTCGGATGATTCGGGGATCTGCCGCAATGGTGTAAGGATCTTTGGCAAGGCTTGAGGGCTTAGCGTCCGCCTTGTACGCTCTCCTGTATGCGTCAGCCTTCGTTGAGCCTTTGGCTAGTTCCCTTGCGAATGCTTGTTGCTTCCCTGTGAGAGCCTTAGCGGAAACGCCCAGTAACTCAGTCATTGGCACTTGCTCTAGGCCTTCCCTTATCTGTTTTCTGCTTAGTGTTTTCATCTCTCTGTCTCTCCTACTTTATTGGGGGAACAATCAGCAAAACTGCACCGCTTCGCTAAGCTCCCGACCGCGCGATTGGAACAGAATTATTTAAATATTTCTAGCCCCTTTTGCAGCCGAATTCTGTAATGCTTTTGCGCTACTTTTTAAAACCGCTTTCACCTTGTTTTTGTAGTACTAACTTCTACTTAGGGAAATCCCTTATCGTTGTTTTTAAAGGCTTTTTTCATACATGGCACGATTCTATTATGCTATATATGTGTAAGGCACGATAAAACCTTACAGTAAAATGCAACCACTTACAAAGGACTCAGAATGACCTACCAAGTTGAACTACAAAACGCATACGAGCAAGGGCAAATGGAAAGCTTCCACAGAGACGCATCAGAACTCGACCGAATCAATGACGCCTTGTCCATTGGACTCTATGTGCTTGTCGCTAAGGTTGTCCGTCATTGCCCCTTCACGGATGCAACCCTCCGTGGACTGCACCCGCTCATGCTCAGCACGCACGCAACACGCAAGCAAGCCGAGACCGCCTTAAACGATGCCTATGACGATGAGACAACCCTTGTCATTCTGCCCCGCCAAGCTTAACCAATCCCGCCCCTTCGGGGGCTTTTACTTCAAAGGAAAAACCATGATTGCACTTAACACGAACAACCCCGCTACCCGCTACACCTACCTCGTGGGCGTCTCCAAGGACGGCATGACCTCGACCATCGAAGTGTCAGCCAACACCCGCGCACAAGCCGCCAAGATCGCCCGCCAAGCCGGTTACATCGTCCGCGATGTAAACCTCGGATAACCCAAAACCAACCAAAGGAAAAACCATGAAAAACCACCCCGAAACAATGCACTTCTACGCATCATCCGCTTGCACTTGGATCACCACCAACGAAAAGCGAAACCTTGTTCAACTGCTCAAGCACATGGAAAAAGAGGGCTACCCCTACAGCCTTTACCTTGTGCCTGTGCCGCACGACGACCCCTACGAAATTAAGAACTATCAACCCCAAGTAGAGGGCACTCAATGGCTTGGCTTTTTCGAGCCAAAAATCAAACGCTAAAAAATCAAAATCAACCAAGGAACAACCATGCAAAAACCATTCACAAACAAAGTATATGGGTGCGACATCGATGAGCTTATCGCGGAGATTAAAGACTCTGTGACTTACAAGGTTTCCGGTGCTTACATGATCGTCGCGGGGCTTATGTCAGACGCCCAAGAACTGATCGCCTTCGAGCGAGCAGAGCAAGCCCGCCAAACCCTGAACTGCGCCAAGGCCGTTCTGTTCAAGATCATGGACGGAGAGCTTGTCGGGACTGTTGAGCGCGTCTAAGCAATGCCTGAAGCCCTTGCGTGAGGGCTTTGGAGATTACTTACCAACCACCAAAGGAGCAACCATGAAATTAGACCTGACCCACGACCAAGCCCACGAACTGTGGGTG